ACCCATTTTGGCCACAAGAGGATACCGTTCTATACCAGGCGCAGGTTCTGCATGAGCCAGCAGGAGAACGAAACCATGGATGCCATCTACCAGAACAAAAACTTCAGTAGCACATGGTCGCCCAGCTGGGAGTCAATAGCCAAGATGGACGAGTTCCTTATCGACAAGATCAACTCCTTCGTGGGCAAGGACGACATCCTCTGGCATCTCGGGGACTTCTGCTTCGGAAGAAAGAATGAAAGGGAGAATGTCGCCAGGCAATACAGGAATAGGATAGAGTGCAGGAACGTATTCCTCGTCATGGGAAACCACGACAGCCCGGAAATCCGTCCCGTATTCGACCAATCTTGCGACACCCGCGAAGTTAAGGTGAACTCCAAGTCCATCGTCCTCAGCCATTATGCCCACGCCTTCTGGAACAAGTCCCACAACAAGTCGTGGATGCTCTACGGCCACGCACACGGAACCGCCGAGGATTGGCTCGATGCCCACATGCCGGGCCGCCTCAGTATGGATGTGGGCGTCGACAACGTTTTCAAGATTCTGGGAGAATACCGCCCAATTTCCTTCGATGAAATCGGCAATATTTTTTCTCAAAGAAATGGTCATATTGTGGATCAAGGCAGGCCTTTGGTGACAAAGTCGCTTTACAACAACCAAAATTGAGCTAAAATTGACCTTGGATGCAAAAACAAAGAGGTCAATACTTGTCTGCTGCTGTGAAACTTGATTCCGTTTCCTCCTTGAGGCTTGTCGTCAATCCCGTTTCCGACAACAGGCTCGTCGAGCAGAATCTCAACCTTGCCAAATCCATTGTCGCCAAGTTCAAGCCGGGCAACGTGGAGGACTCGGAACTGTACTCCATTGCCTGCATTGCCTTGATGAAGGCCGCCGCCACCTTCGATCCCTCTGTGGCCAAATTCTCCACGTGGGCGACAAGGATCATACGTCAGCACATAATCACTGAAATCCGCAAGAACAGGCACGACACAGTCTCCCTTTCCTCCCTTGATCACGACGAGTCGGATAGGGCTCTTGCGGACAGCCGTGAGGATTTCCCAGTGCATTTGGCTGGTCTGCTTGTCGCCCCCGACCCCTCGGACTCTAAATCTGACAAAGAAAACAAGCGAATGCTTGCCATGCACCATCTTGAAGGTCAGTCTCTTTCGGACATAGGGCGGGAGGTTGGCCTTTCCAAGGAAAGAGTCCGCCAGAGGCTTGCGACTGCGATTCGGTCGATCAGGCTGAAGAAGAGGGAAGAAATCAAGGAACACATGTCAATTTGACTTTACAGCCAATAAAATTGGGCTAGAATTCAATCATGAGAACATTATTTTTCGCCTTGCCGATTTTTCTTTCCTGCTTTGTTTGCCTTGCGGCCGACGAGAGGTCTCCTGCACCTTCTGCGTCGGCCAGGGTCAGTATGACTGGTCCCGACCCCCGAAAAGATGTTGCCAAAGGCCTAGTCAACGACCTCGCCAGCCACTGCAATTCAAGGGACTTCGTCCAGTTTATGGACGGGTTCACCTCGCGGCATGGAAGTAAAATACGCGAGAAGGTCAAGGACACCTTTCTCGCAGACGATCTTAGGATGGACATCGAAGAGGTAGTGCTGTTCTCGGGCGATGAACAGACCATGGAGTTCGGATTGAAATATGAAATGTCGGTCGACGAATCCGTTCGATCCGTCACCTCGGTGATTACGGCCAAGTTTGACGGATCTTCGTGGAAGATCGACTCGGAGAAGGTCAAGAAGTCCTCAGCCCGGGGAGCAGGAAGTTCGCTGGCAAGTGCCCCCAAGCCTCGCAGGCCGAACTTCCAACTTGGAGGGGTCGAGTTTGAGGCGGTCCAGCCCCGCCCCCGTCAGGAAGGAGCCGTGCGAAATCCTGTTCCTCCCGGTTGGGATCCCATGAATCCGGATCCCAACATGATCGACCCAAAACTCAAGGACATGATTGGCTTGGTTCCAATCCTTCCCGGCGTTGGATGCGTGAGCGGAAAGTGTGGTGTCCGATGAGAATTTGCACTATGAAAAAAATTGCCTTGGTTCTGATGTTGACGTTCCCAGTCGTCTGCCTTGCTGACGACGAACGGGATATTGAATCCGTGATGCAAGCCAACTTCGACGCTTCCAACCTGGAGGATGTTGACGCCCTCATGGGCACCTGCTCCGTGGACATGCCCAATCGCGAGGAGTTCAGGGCGGACTCTGCCAACCTTTGGAGGGAGAAGGACATCTACTACCGCCTGCTCCGCCTGAAGATTATCCAGATAGAAGGTGACTATGCGACCGCGAGCATAGTCCAGTCAACCATGGTGAAAGACAGGGGCTCAAAGTCAGGACGCGACCGCTTTATTAGAAACGGAACGGGGCTACTCTCCGACAGCGAGTGCGTCGAATACAAGGTCGCCTTCAAGAAAGACCGTGGCTCCTGGAAATGCTATATGACATTGACCCCCCCGGTTGAGTTCGATCCGGCCGACCTCGATCAGTAGAGCTTTTGTATATAGTGCATTCGCCCGCTGCGTTTGTAGTTTTTGCACCAATGTGCAGCATATATACAGTGCCTTGAATACAAACCAAATAAAACCAAGTAGTTACGTCTTTGCGGTCGCCATGTGCTTGATCGCCTCCATGACGGTCTATAGGTACGTGGAGATAAGCCGTTTCAGGGAGAAGAGCGTCGAGTACGACTTCGTGGTCTCCGCCGGCGATCCGGAGATGGCCGACATAAAGAACAGGCTCAGGGGCATGACGTTTCAGTCGGTTGACGACGAGATCATCGACGAGGGAATCCACAGACTCACGATCCGTTGCCCTCCAGACAAGGTCGGGATCGTCAAGGAACTTCTTTCAAGGGCAATGCCCGAGGAGTAGAATGCCCAATTCGTACGGAACGGTTCAAATACAGGATGGCATATATATCAGGTCGGACGCCCCTTCCCCCGTCACTGGCGTGGCGAGGCTTGGACGCGAGGAGGAGAGGGCGCTCCCCCCCGTGTTCGTCCCCAAGGCTTCCGGGATAAAAACTTTTATCGTGGATTTGCACTACAAGGACTATAAATACATCTATGGGTCTGGAAAGGCTGTTCCGACAAACTTTACGATCGATCACGACAAGCGCTATCATAGGATAGTGTCCAGCAACAACCCGGTCGCCAAGATCAAGTCTTTCGTCGGTCAGTACGCCGGAAAGGCCGAGGCTTCGAAGCTCAGGAAGAGGATGATCGCGATAGAAAGGATGCACGGTTCGATTTCCAACGAGGTGTTTAGATTCGGGATCGGTGACTCATGACATTCAAGCAATATCTGGAACAGACCGGACCCAAGGCCTGGATAGCCAAGAAAAAGGACGTCCTCCGCTTGTGGAGTTCGCTGAGGGAGGATATGCCCCTGAACCCTCAGCCCGTCTCGAGCAACCATGTTGGCAACAGGTTCGACCAGGACGGCGTCCGCATCACTGGAAGCTCCCAGTTCGTAAACTCTGTTCTCGCAAAGCTCAAGCCTTTGCTCTTCTATTCTGAACATCCATCTCTTGAACTTGACGTTAAGTACAGGCAGGTCGTAAGCGATGAGACCTCCAACAAGCCTTCATTTGCTTGCTACATAAATGTTGTTCAGAAGGGCGAATGAGTTGATTGTATTTTGTATGAAAACAAATACAAATGGATAAACAAAGTGGTTTTCTTACCTTGGCGCACGTACATACTTATGTGCAAGGATGTGCGCTAAGGGCAAGGATGCCCGATTTTTTTTGGAGAAGAAAATGGCTGCATCATCTGTCACTGGGGTAGGCCTCGGCGATTCAAACGGAAAGCAGAAGCCGCAACTTCATTCGGGATGTGGGTGCGGCCTTTCTAGTTCCTCGTCCTCCTCGGCTCCCCCCGTTAAAAGGGGTTGTTTTGTGAGGATGTTTTCTGGAAGCGGGGCAAAATACAAGTCCGGCACTCCGGGCATAAAAAACGAATCCTGTTTTTGAGGTCCTTTACAATCTTCGTTTTTCATCATAGAATCAGATCATGGATTCAATTTCATCCGAAAAAAGATCTAACTTGATGTCCAAAATCCGCTCCCGTGGCAACAAGACCACGGAGCTGGCTCTTGTCGCTCAACTTAGGAATTTGGGCGTTTCTGGCTGGCGTCGGCATGTTTCAATAAATGTCCCCGGTCTTTCCGTCAGACCAGACTTTATTTTCAAGCACAGACGTCTGGCGGTGTTTTTGGACGGGTGCTTCTGGCATAACTGCCCTCTGCATGGAACCCTTCCCAAGTCCAACGTTGAATTCTGGGGGCGTAAGTTGGAGGCAAACAGGGCGAGGGATGCAAGAGTCAATTCAATCCTTGAAATCAACGGGTGGAGGGTATTGCGTTTCTGGGAACACAACATAAAATCTGATTCCGAAGAGTGTGTTGCGGAAATATATGCCGCCCTAAATATTTGATTCGATTAGCTTTACATGTCGATTTTCTAGGCTATAATCTTTGTGCGTTCTAAAAAAAATACTAGCCCTTCCATTAGGTGATTTGTGAAGAATCTATTGCTCGCATTTTTGCTTTTGTTTCCAAATGTTTGCCTTGGCGCTGACATGTATGCCGATGTCCGCCAGCGGATCAATGGAGTCAGAAGAGCCCATGGCCTTTCTCCCCTTTCCTCCAACCAGCAGCTTGTATCCGCGGCTCAGTCCCAGTCGGACTGGATGGCAAACGTCGGCAGGATGGAGCATCTCAGAGAGCCCGCAAGGTCTTTCGAGGAATACAAAGTTTGCAACTACCACCCTGCGAACAGGGTGGTGAACTCGGGCTACTTCAAGTTCGAGCAGCTCTTCAAGATGGACTTTAACCCGGACGGCTCGGGCGTGGAAGTTCACCCTCGGCCCGAGGCGAACAACAACGTCGGTGAGATCGTCGCCCGCGGCGCAGGCGGCGGCCCCGACGTCTACAGGCCAGACATTATTGTCAACGGATGGATGGACAGTCCCGGCCACAAGCAAGTCATTCTCACTCCTCAATTCAGGGATTTTGGCGTAGGAATCACGCCTGCGGGTCAGGATGTTTACTGGTGTGTCGTGTTTGGAACTCATTAACTGAAAGGGATTGAATGTCTAGTTTCCACATCGATGGACGTATTGATGTAAAGATGGAGGTTGAATTCGCGGCTCGCCTGGGCGAGTTCATACTCGCACAGGGCATCGAGGACAAACAGTTTCAAGCCTTCGCCCACCAACTTGTCAACATGGTGGATTCCACGGATGAAGATACTCCGTTTCAAGTTGGCAGTATCGCGAAGCCCAAAGAATCCAAAGAATCCGTTTGGAGCGAAAAGCCGAAGGCCATGCACGAAAAGGTTTTTGCCAACCGGGCCAAGAAGATTAGATGGGGCCACACCGATTGATATTGTTAGCTACTTCGCCTTGTGATATGATGAAATTATGATCAAGCATAGGTTCAATTATTGGAGCTGTGGCAAGTTCGCGGACTGGGTTAGGGGCACAAAAAAGCCCTTGGCTCTCACTGCTGAAGAGTGGGACTCGTGGAGGGATGAGACAAGGTCAAAGTCCCCTTGGAGGTTCTATATCGCGGAGGAGTTTCTCAATGGCCTTCAGAACTTTGTTTGTCTGCCCTCTGATGTCGCAAGAACCGTCAACGCCTACTTCGACAACAAGTTCGTGACCAAGACCCACGTTCTTAAGACCGGTCTCAAGGCGGGACAATACCACGAACTTGACGAGCGAATCCTTCATGGCCTCTTCAACGAACTCAAGGAGTTCGTCGAGGTCGATTTGGCTCTCAAGGCCTCATGGACGGATGACAAAAAATACAAGTTCAAAAAGGGAAGGTGTCCCGAGGCGGGCGTCGACCATCTGGCTTGGGAGATGGGGCTTCGCCATGACGAGGATTCATTTACTCCTAAGAGCGACCCGAACTACGGCAAGCCGACCCCGCAGGCCAAGTCTGCTAAGAAAGTCCTCGAACTCTACAGATGGTGGCTTGAAAGGGACAACCGCCCAGACCCCATGGTGAAGAGCGGATACTCCGATCTGTGTGACGGCAGCATCCGAAGTATTTCCAGCATTTCCGGCGACAAGAAGCGCCTTGCGGCCTTGAAGAGGCTGGCCAAGATGGAGGAGGAATACGATGCGGAGGACGAAAGAATGTTGTGCAGGCTCATCAAGATAAGAAAGGATCTTTGGACATGAACGGCTATGAAAGACTGTGCTCCATCCAAGATCAGATGTTGAAACTTTTGGAGGAGGCGGGCAAGATAATTCATGAGGAATTTCCCAAGCATTGGGATGTGGCGCATTCCTTCTGGATGCCGCAGATTGACACGGCTCTGAGGAACGACACCCGCTGGCTCCAGCGTGGCGACTATAACATGGAGAAGACCCTTGCCGACATCCGGCTCGAGCGAAATTGACCGGCTGGTGGCCGAAGGGTATATATCAAGGAAGAAGCACCCCGACCTCGACCTCTTCATCCTGAACTATACACCAAGGGCGCAGTACGAGAAGCTGTGGAACGAACATACGCGTCGTTGCCGCGGCTTGATAGTCGACGGCGACCATGAAATAAAAGCAAGGTGCTTCGAGAAGTTCTTCAATTTCGAGGAGGTTCGGCACGAGGTCTCGGCCCGTCAAGGACAGCCGTTCGAGGTCTCCGAAAAGATGGATGGAAGCCTCGGTATCGTCTACTGGTCCGGAGAAACCCCCTTCGTCGCCACAAGGGGCAGTTTCGAGAGCAAGCAAGCCTTGCGGGCGACCGATATTCTCCGCCGGAAGTACGGCGAATTTAAACTTGATCCGAGCCTCACGTATCTTCTTGAGATCATATACCCCGAGAACAGGATATGCGTGAACTATGGCGGAATGGAGGATCTTGTTTTCCTCGCCGCCGTGGAGACGGAGTCTGGGCTTGAGGTCAGCCCTTCGGTTCCGTTTCCAGTCGCGGAGAGGTTTCCCGTCGCGGACTTTTCCGAGATGAAGGCTCTCGACCTCAAGAACAAGGAGGGCTATGTCGTAAGGTTCTCCGACGGCTTCAGGTTCAAGATAAAATTTGAAGAATACATTCGCCTTCACGGAATCATATTCTCCACCTCCTCCAAGACCGTCTGGGGCGCCTTAAGGGAGGGGAGCGAGGCCTTCCTCCACGAAGTGCCCGACGAACTCCACGGCTGGGTAAAGGCTTGCAGGGACGGTCTGACGGCCCGGTATTCGGCGATAGAGGCCGAGGCCTCGTCGATATTCTCTTCGATAAGGGGGCTTCCGAGGAAGGATTTTGCCGCGCGGGCACTAGAATACAGTTGCTCCCCGATTCTGTTCGGCATGCTCGATGGCAAGCCCTACGGGGACATGATATGGAAGATGGTGGAACCCGAATACAAGACGCCCCGAGATGAAGAAGTACAAAAAGGTTGAGAAGGATCAGTTGTTCGATATCGTCTGCGACGTTTGCGGAAAGCGATGCAGAAATGAGTGCAGCGACGCCGTTGACGACGCGGGGCTGGTCGAATATGCGACTCTTGAGGCCTTTTGGGGCTACTGCAGCAATAATAAAGATGGCGAAAGGTACACATGCGAGATGTGCGAGGTTTGCTTCGAAAGGGTGAGGGCCTACATAGACTCGCTGAAGTAGCTCCTCCCTCCAAGATCCTCGAAAAGGCCGTGGAGATAAGCTATGCGTTCGCGGGCAAGAGGTCTCTCACCCATAGGTGCCGCCATTTCAGCCTTATCTTCGAAAGGAGCCGGCTGGTTTCGGTCGGGTTCAACAGCATGAAGACTCATCCCATCAACCTTAAGTTTAATTATGTGAACAAGCAGATGGAGCAGATAGGCTCCATAGTAGGGACGCACAGCGAGATGAGTGCCGTTCTGAAGGTCGGCCCTGACGCCTGCCGTGGCCTCACCATGGTCAATACAAGAATCAACAGGAACGACGACCTAGACTACAGTTTCCCGTGCAATGGATGCCTGGATATGCTCGAGAAGATAGGATTTAAGGATGTTTTTTACACCACTAGGCACGGCGATTTTGAGCGCACAGAATTCTTCTGAATTTTACTACTATAGGGCATGATTACACTAGAGAATAAAAGATGGCTACTCCCAGTTTTTTCTCCGATATATGCGTGCCCGACGCCGATGCAACCACCCACGCCCCAGCCTCCCCCTCAGACACTTGATGACTTCCCAAATGGCCCAGGCACGATGCTCTCCAAGATGCTCAGCAAGATAGGCATCGAATCGACTCCCAACTGCTCTTGCCGAAGAAGGGCGATGGAGATGAACACCCGCGGCCCTGACTGGTGTGCGGAAAACATGACCACCATCGTCGGCTGGCTCAGGGAGGAGAGCGAGAAGAGAAAGCTCCCCTTCGTCGACTTCGCTGGAAAGCTCCTCATCCAGAGGGCGATCAAGTTGTCTAGAAAAGCACTAAGATCTGTTGTTTAGGTCGTTGAGGTCGAACTCCTGTTTGGGCTGAGTCACCTTCCCCTCGCCGGTGGTTACGCTCTCTTGGAACCGCTGGCAAAGGATCTGCATCCTCATCTGGCTCCAGAGCATCATCTCCCCAGCGTTCCTCTGGATGATCACCCAGTTCTCTTTCCTGTGCGGGCTGTATATCCTCGATCCCACCTTGGGAGGATGACCTATCTTCTGCATGACGTCCTTGTAGTTCAAGTCGAATATCACCTCGTCGGGCGAGTCTATGCCGAAGGTGCTCTGGTAGTTCTGCCCGACCACCGGCTCGTAGCTCGCGTAGAGCAATATGGGGTTGTTTGACCAAAGCTTGCCCCTGTCCTCGCGGTACAAGCGGTCGAGAGAGCCCGTCTGTATGAAAACCTCGTAGTAGAACACCGGCGAGCCGTAGATTCGTATCATCTCGGCGTCCCACTGGTTCCAAAGGCACCTTTCGGGATTGTCGGGGTCAAACTGCTCTAGGCTGCCTACCGGCTTGTACGGCGTTCCATCAGGGTTTTTAAGCAATGCGGGATCCTCCTTGATTTATATATCCTTCGCGCCGCTCCTTCTTCTTGGCTTGTAGCTCAGTATGCACTTCAGCGTTTCGGTTCCATTGTAGCCCCACTCCGCTAGGCTGTTTCCGTCCGTGTGTATCTGGCTTGCGGGAACCCTCGCCGCTATCACGTCCATGTCTTGCCCTGGGTCTGAGGGGTGCTTTGAGTGCTGAATGGCGTATCCTCTGTTTATCGTCACCCAGTCCCCGGAGTTGATGGTTCTGACGCCCTTTGGCACGGCCCTAAATATCCAGGCTTCCCTTTCCGGCCTTCCTCTGTACCTTTTTGCCAAGTGGCCTGATTCTCTCTCCATGTCGTCCACCGCGTACTGATGAACCGTGTCGTAGATGTCGTGTGGATAAATTTTTGTGAGGTCGTGTAGAGGCGCTCCAAAATCCCCGTCGGGAGGTCTGTGGTTCATCTGGTAGTCCTCGAGCCAGTCTTTGAATCTCATGACGCTTCCAGGTCAAGAAGTCTTGATAGTTTGAGGATATCCTCCTTCTCGTCCCTGCGGAGGTACTTTCCGTCGTGCTTCCTGAGTGCTCCCACAATTTTGTCTCGATATTCGGACTTGAACTCGTGGTATTCGTTCCTTGCGACCCTTTCGAAGAAGCCTTCGTTCTCAAGGCATTCCACCACGCTGTGCATGTTCATGATCGGATTTTCCAAATAGCTGGCCCAACCGTCATCGATGAGGTCGTTGTAGTAGTGTATTAGGGCGTCCGCAGGATGGGCCAGACTGCTCGACCATCCGTCCTTGAGGCTTTCCGCAAGGTCTTGGAGAACCTTGTATTTGTTCTTGTCGTTGTATTTTACCGCCTCCACAAAAAACACGACGACCGAACTGTCTATTTCTTTCGCGAACTTGAGCAGTTCGTCCATGTCCGTCTTCTTGCTTGACTCCCTTATTTCGGACGGCTTCCACCCCAAGCCGGCGAGCTTCTGGTCGAGCATTCCCATGACCATTTCTCTGGCCTTGTCCGAAAGCATAGCCCTTGCAATGAACTTTATGTAGCCGGCTGAACTCTTCACCTTGTTCTCGACGTTCGCCTCTTCCTCGCTTCCCGCCTTGGAAGAAACCGACTCCAACTCGGCTCCGCGTCCCGTCAGTATTCTGTACCTGTGAACAAGACCGTTGTCCATCAAGGGCCTTAAGGATTCTTTCATGATGCCAATTACCGCATCCACGCTTTGGTTGGCTCCTTTGTTTCCGATGCTGAAGAAGAAGCTCCATGATGGAGACCCAACGGAAACCGCCTTGCTTATTCTGACTGAGTTTTGAGAGCCCGTTTTGAAGTCGGGAATGTCCGTTCCGTTCCTGAACTCTTTGTCCTTAGAGTCATCGAGCCGCTTCTGAAACCTCTCCCGCTCCGCAGGGACCATCTTCTCCGCGGCGGACTTCAGAAGCCCTCCGAACATGCCAAGCCCGACGTTTTTATATGGAACCCCGCCAAGAGATGTAAGTTTGGAACTGAGAGATTTTATGAAGGCTACGTCTGTTCCCTTGCCGGGATGCACCTTAGAAAACAGCAGCACGCCGACAAAGTCTGCTTTGCCCCCAGGGATGTGGGCATATCCACTCCTCTGCGACCTCATGGGGATCACCCTGAATGTCGTCTCGTATCCGTCGTCCTTCGAGTATGAAAAATCCCTCGCAAGGTCAACCTCGGCCGGGTGTAGGGCAAGTTCCTCCCCGTTGTGCGACACCAAAATATCATGGTCGTCATAACCTGTGCTTTCAAGCCAGTCTTTGAATCTCATTAGACCCCCACAAGTCTGCCACCCTTAGGTTCGGGAATTGGACTCTCCGGATCGTCGTCACCACCGTCGTCATCCCCTCCGATTTCGGTGTTATCTATCGCCTTGTTGATCCATTCCGCAAGTTGAAGGGGCGTTTTCAGTGCGGGACCGTCGAACTCCGCTAGCGCCCCAGGAAAGTTCACGCGGTCATCTCTTTCGCTGAGCTTGATGTGCCCATCCCTGTCGAGAAGGCCCCTCATGCTCCTCGCCTCCCCGTTAGCATTCCGCCCCGGAAGGCCGGTCTTTCCGTTGAACAGGAAAAGCGTCGCGGTTATTTTCATCTCGTCGCTCCCCTTCACCGAGTCATATTCTGTGTCGGGTTTTTCAAGGATTGCGTGAGCCCTGAGGAAGAAGAACGCTGGCTTCGGAACCTTGGGGTTGTAGAATGCCGCGCTCAGATCGAAAGAGTCCTTCGTGCCCTTGTCGGTCATCCAGCCCCGAGGCTCGACGCTCCACTTGATCCATTCGGCATTGACCTTGAAGTCGAGGGTCTTCTTCATGGCGTCGCCGGCGGCCGACCCCTTGACCGTCGCCTCCGATAGCCACTCGTAGAAGCCCTTCATCAGTTGAGCTGCACTTGTGGTCGGATCACGATTTCGCCTCCGCCCGAAGGAAGGCTGAAGGGCGCTCCCGGAAACTCCTCGGCCCAGAGAATGCTGTTCGAGGTGTTCGTCAAGTAGTAGCCTTGGATGTCTTGTCCCACCGAGAAGCTGAAGGTTATCCCGGCGCTGTACACGGCCGCGGAAACGCCCGCAGTAGTGGTGGCGGTCCAGTTCGATCCGACGAGCGTAACGGGGCCATATCCGGCCGCGGTCGCTTGCGTAAAGCTCCCGGTGCTGAAGGTCTCCGCCGAAAGGTCGACGCTGTTCGCATAAAGGTGCAAGACGAGGTTCGTGGGGGCAGTCTTGTTGACTATGTATTCAAGAAGCCTGCGCTCGCCCTCGTCCGGTACTACTAGTGACATTTTTTACCTCGTTTGTTCTCTTCTATATAGACAAATTAGTTAAAAAATGACCATTATCGACAAAGAAGGAAAAATATATACGCTTGCTGGCCCAAACCCACTCGTCGAAAAACAGACGACATGGGATACGTCTAAACTTGTGTTCCACAATTTCGAATGGGACGAAATAAAGACCTCGGGAGAGCCTAGGCGTAGAGCTCCGCCAAAAGAGCCAAAAATCAATCCTTTTGATGAGCTAGGGACTGCCGAGGAGAAGCTGGTCGACGCCCCTCAGAAAACAGCCCCCGAGGAGAAGATTGTCGAATCTCCTCATGAGGCGCCCCCTGAGGACAAGCGTGTCGAGGTTCTGGAGGAAAAGCCCCCCGAGCCCCAGAACGACGGAAGAGAGTTCGACCTTCCGTACATAAAGTACAAAGTTCTATCCTACTGCCTTCCAGCCAACGTCCAGAAAAAATCCGACAGCCTATATGGTGATTCTTGGAGCACTTTGAAATACGGGAAGAAGTTCGTTTTCCCGTCCGTCGTGATATCATCCACCGACCTGTCCATAGAATTCTGGACGAGCGACCCCAAGAATCAAATAACGGAGAAGTCGATCATATATCCGTTCTCATACGAGGTGCACAACAAGAGCACGGACAATTACGATAGGGTGCCATACGACGAGTACAGATGGTGGAAAGTTTCAAGCAAGGAAAATAAGGAAGAGGGGTGGCTGTTCAGAGCCTTTCCCTCGGATATTCAGCCCGACTTCTCGGAATGACCGAATATCCTGTGGTTGGGATCCTTCGGCTTCTCCTCCGCCACTATGTTTACCTTCATGCCGGACTTCTCGAACTGCTCCTTGTACTGGTCGACCGCCCTCATGAACCCAGACTCATACAGATCTGCAACCATCTTTCCGAAATTGTCGAAGTCTTCCTTTGTGGCTATGATGACGGATAGTCTTTCTATGAACTTATCGTTCCTGCCGTACCTCTCCTTGAGAACCTCGAACAGGTACTTCTTGATCGCTATGGACTGAAGGTTTGGCATGAATGGCATCATGCCATATGAGAGCTACGGCTGGATCAACTTAGGTAGCAGGTTACTTCGCACTGGCTTCCGCTCGGCATCCAGTGCCAAGAAAATACGAGCATCGACCCCGTGTCCTCGGTGCCAGAACTCGGATCGCTGGGGTCGACCATCCTTTCCACGTCGAATTTCTGGGTGTAATCGGGGGTTCTGTCATGAACGGCGAACGAAGCGTAGGGTATGATGTACCCGTGGTCGTGGAGTGTCTGCTGGGCCGCAGTCAAGGCCGCTCCGGGCTTGGGCCAGTAAGATTCCAAGCCGGCCAAGGCTTCCCGAACTTTGTCCCTCTTGTCTATGCTTCTGCCCTCGGCCAGTATCTGAATCATCTCGTAGAAGTTCTTCATGACGATATGTATTAGGCGAAATTTAAATTCTCACCGAAGCACATAAATAAATTCCATGAAGTTTTCAGATTGGATTTTGATCAAGGAGTCCTCCGACGTCCCCGTCTCGGGACCCGGAATAAAAGCACTACAGGACGCGATGAGGGACATGGCATCCCGCGGCGCCCCCACCGAATACAACGACTTCGGTTTCAACAAGCAGGACTGGTCGACCTACCAGTCCATGATGGCCTCTGGCTACATCGACTCGCACTCCGTTCCCGCAAGGGCGGCCGCCACGATGCTCAGGGTTCTGTCGCACTACCAGAACACCCAGTTCACCGGCTACAGGCAGATCAGCTCGATGGTGCAGCGCGACATGGCTTCGGTGCAGGCCGTGGCGACGTCGGGCGACAAGGTTGTGGTTTTCGACCGCCAGCCCCTCGAGTACGGAAAGTTCAAGGTCTACATCCCGCACGGCCTCGACCGGGGATCGACCATCCTTATAAATAGAATACTCGACTCCCGGCTCGAGGCGGACGGCGAGATGAAGTCGGAGGACAAGTATGGGAAGGATGTCTACCCAAGATTCAAAAAAATGTCCACCGATAGGTCATCGATGCACACGTACAGGATACACAGGAGCGTTCTCGACCCCGTTCTCGCGGTGCTGAAGTCCAAGGGTATGTTGATAGAATATGAATCGGGAGCCCGTCCGAACATCGGCTCGGCACCGCAGAGCCCAAGCACTCCTTCATCGATTGCCTTAGAGCCGGATGTGGAGATAATCGGCAAGGAGAAGACCGACTACGGAAACAAGGTCGCGGTAAAGTTCAACTACGAGAAGAGCAAGGGTATTCTCAACAAGATGAGGGGCGAAGGCCTCGTGCCAAAGGGAATATCATACGCAGGAAACAGCAAGTTCCTCATAAACATAGACGACAGAAGTATTTTCGATAAAGTGCTCGCCAAGATTTCAGAGTTCGGCCTCGACATATCACCCCTCCAGGAGTTCTCCAAGTCTCTGGCCGCCGTCGCGGAAAAGCCCGCGTCAACGGAAAGGCCTGCGGACTCGGCTAGCAAGGAAGGCGTCATGAAATTCACCGACGCCGCCGACGACTCCATGAAAGTCAAGACCGACGTCAGGGGTCTTTCGCAGGACAGAAGGGACTTTGTGCGCGAATCCGTACAATACACGTTCCCTGACTACAAGTACGACATGGGCGGCCGCTTCTACACGGTGAGCGGAAACTACAAGCAGTACGTCACGTTCGGAAGGCTCCTAGGCAAGTTCGGGTATCCCGTCGATGAACTCAGGGCCATAGTCAAAGCCAAGCTCGACAGCGGAAGGCTGTCCAAGACAGAATGGGAGGGCAGATTCGACGACGACCAGAAATTCATGGACTCGATAGAGGACAAACTGCCCGACAGCCTCATAGACCTTTACGACGAGCAGAAATTCGGGGTCGCCTTTCTCTACGGAAGAGACCACGCGATACTGGGCGACGAGACGGGATTCGGGAAGAGCGTTCAACTAATATCCGCCGCCGCCCTCAGGATGCAGTCCAACAGCAAGCCAACCCTGATCATAACCCTCAAGGATACACAGAAGCAGTTCGCGGACGAGATAGTCAGGGTCATGGGCGAGAAAGAACGCGAACAGATCTCCCTCGACCCCGACCACCCCAAGAAATGGACGGTCACAAGATATAGCAACTTCTCGGGAGGAAAGGACGCGAGGAACGAGAAGGTCAAGGGCCATGTGGAGGCCCTTAAGAAAGCGGGCTTCGGCATTGTGATCATGGACGAGCTCCACAAGGTCAAACACGGAACTAGCGACAGGAGCAAGAATATAGCCTCCGTTGTGGAGAACATACCAACCAAGTGGGGCGCTTCCGCAACCGTTTCGAGCAACAAGCCTATGGACGTCAAGAACCAGCTGCTCATCACCGGCCATCAACTCGGCAAGGTGAGCGAGCCCAAGTTCAAGAAGGACTTCGCGGGCATGAAGCCCACCGGATGGGGCGGGGCGTTGGAGAAGAGCGACGACGACGAGGACGAAATAAGGGCCGCAGAAAGGCTGAACAAATGGCTGAACCTTTCCGGCGTATACGTTCGCAGGGAGAAGGGGCAGATCAGGAAGATGCCCGAACTATCCGTCAAGAGCGACACCGTAGACCTCGACCGAGACAAGTTCCAGAGGCTCTACGGAGCGAGGGTTTCAACATACAAGAACCAAAAGCTGGCGGTGAGCAAGCTGATAGCCGCCCGCGAGACGGTGGCCCAGCTCAAGACGGACGAGACCACAAGGAGGGTTCTCGACATAGTCAAGGCCGGTCAAGGCAAGCCACCCGCCGCGAGCAAGGTCGTAATATTCACCAACTTCATAGAGTCCGGCCGACAGCTCGCGGAAAAGATATCCGAAGGGCTCAGATCCATAGACCCTAGCTTCACGGCGATCACCTACCTCTCCGACACGGTCAGGAAGGAAAGGGAGCAGGTCAAGAAAAAGTTCACCGACGACCCGAACATCAAGGCGCTCGTCATGAGCATGAAGATGGGCGGAACCGGCATAGACTTCCCGAACGCCTCCCAGCACATGATCATAAACGACTTCGACTGGACCCCGGAGAGCGCGGAGCAGAGCGAGGGAAGGATATACAGAATCAACACCGACCACCCCGTGAACATACAGTATGTTGTGGGCGCCGGGCTCGACAAGGAACTGTTCGAGAAGGTGCAGAGAAAGAGGGAGATAGCTGCCATCATCCAGAAGTACAGGAGGGACTACCACGCTTCCGAGGCCGCCCCCGAGGCCCTCGCCAAGATCGTGGCCGCACAGAAGGAGATGAGAAAGCTGGACGACGACATGGCGAAAATAGTCGCAAAGGAACTGCCGGGTACAGAGAAGGGGATCGAGGAGTCGTTCTCCTCGTTCATAGAAAGAGTCATGGAGTTTAAGGAGGCTCTTTTCCCTTCGGAGTGAAGCCAGCCTACAAACTCAATTGCGTGCGATGTGCTGACCAGATTTATAAATCTGGTGAAACAAAAAAATGATATCAGACAAGCACAAATTAATTTTTATTCATATTCCAAAGTGCGCAGGATGTAGCATAGAAAAAATATTTAATAGCAGTATGATGGATCATCAAACCGCTTTGCAAATAAAAAACAAATACCCAGAAAAATGGAATTCTTATTTTAAATTCACAATAGTAAAAAATACATGGGAAAGAATAGTCTCTATTTATCATTTTAGAAAGGAAAAAAAAAGACTGTCAGAGCATTTGGAAAACAAAAATAATATTGATTTAAATTTTGAAGAATGGATTTATTCAATAGTTGAAAATAACCTTATGTTGAATGCTGGCATCAGCAGTCAGCTTGATTATTTTTTAATAAACGAAGAAAACTCAATGGATAAAGTTATTGAATTTAAAGAAATTTATTTAGTTCAAAATATTCTAGACAGTTTTAATTTAAAAATGATTCACATTAATAAATCTAAGCATAATTGTTATTCATATTACTATACAAAAAAACTTGTAAATTTAGTGTACGATATTTTTGAAAAAGAAATAAAATATTTTGATTTTAAATTTGAATCAAAATCTAAATTTAAAATATTTTAAAAACAATTTTGTCTTTATAGTTACATAGAATATTAAACAACTCTATTCTTAATTCTTTTTTTAGAGAAACATTGTAAGATAAATCATTTAGGCAATAAGGGTCTAATTTGTAATTATATATTTCTTCTTTATTTCTGTTCCTAATTTTATTTTTTTTGCATAACTCTAAATTGTCAAAAGATGGATAGCCGGGTCTAGATCCTTCGCAATTAAAGTTATTTACATTGAAATTGAACAAATAATTATAAGTGTCTGTAATTAAAGATCTAATTTGAAGACGATCTCCATTGACATTCTCATGCAAACAAGATATTATTTTTTTTTGCTTTATTTTTCTTTTTTTTATTTCATTGTAGTAAGATGATCCATCTAATTTTAAATCATGATCAATTCCTAGCATTTCTAGGACTGTCGGCATAAAATCAATGGAAGAAATGTTTTCATTAAAATTTTTAGGAGTAAGATTTTTACCATGAAATATTAATGGAACTTTTGTGCTATGATAATAACAATTTGCTTTTACAAAAGGAAAGGAAAATCCATGATCACTTGTAAAAACTAAAAGTGTTTCATCAATAACGCTATTGGATTTAAGTAATTCTAAAATCATACCAACACCTAAATCTAGAGAATTAACAGAAGAATAATAATTAGATAAATCAATTCTAGTTTGTATGTTATCAGTTAGGAATTGAGGGACGGAAACATCTTCAGGCTTGTAAATCGATTCACAAAAAGGCCTATGTGGATAATTGAAGTTGCAAGATATGAAAAAAGGTTGTTTTTTATTTTTTAGTATTTTGCTTATGAAATCAAAATAAATTGAATTATTTTTTTCTATTGCAAATTTAGAGTGTTGATAGTCCCAAGGAAATTTGCTTTCGGGTTGATAGTGGCTTTCTTTGCCTATGATTGAACAACAATAGCCATTATTTCTTAAAATTTCTACAATTGTTGTGACTTTTTCAAAAACAGGACCGAAACCAGTTGCTCCATTGTTCCAAGGATAAAGACCAGTGCTCAAAACGGATCTAGAGGGTTGGCATAGAGACACAACAGTATGTGCATTTTCAAAGTTTATGGAATTTTTGCAAAGTGCATCCAAATTAGGAGTTATATTTTTAATTGAACAACCTTGATAACCCAAAGAACCATAACTTAAATCATCTGCCGTTATGATTATCAAATTTTTCCACTCTTTAAAATTCAAGACTCGCCTCCCAGTTCGTGTTTTGGCATCGACTTCCCCGCGATCATCCGCACAAGCTTCATTTCTTCATCGCTCAACACAGAAGGATTCACCACGGCTTCCGCCACGAGCTCACAGAACTTCTCCTCTGGCTTGGTGAACGAGTACGAGGAAAGGTTGCTCGCCCTTCCGAAAGAACCCGCCCAGTACATGGAGAAAGACCCCTTGTCCCGCTTCGGCAATGACTTCCAAAGCGCGTGGGCCCACTCGTGGGCGACAACATGCATCATCCTCTTGTCGTCAAGGTTTTTCTGCACCCTGATTACATGAAGTTGAGGCTCGTGGGTTCCTTCCGCGTCTGCCATGCTTATGTTGTCCTGGAATATCACATTGACCCGGATGCGTGAAAAGCCTAGGCCTTGGAGTCTTCTGGATACCTCCACAAGAAAATCTCCTTTGAATGCCTCGGCGAAATTGTCCTTGGAATAAATACTCATCCCCCACTCCGGATCAACTCCGTCCGTCTTGGTCTTGGCGGAGTAGGCTCTGAACCAGCCGTAGTTGCCAAGGTCTTTGAAGGGCATGGCCGAGGATTTCGGGTAGCCGTCCGATACTTGTGCGGCCACTTGAAATCTTTTAACCCCTCCGACAGTCTCTAGCCAATTTTTGAATGTAATATCCTCATAATGGATTTTGAATGTCTTCATTTTTTCAGCTCGATCCTTTCGATTTCTTTGTTCCTCCGCAGTCCATCCATGAATGAGGCGATGTTCCCAAGAGTCAAAACTCTGACCTTGTAGACGTTGTTCTCTTGCTTGACGGAAAAAACCCTTCCGCCCCCCTCCTCCACCAGGCTTGCGACCGCCTTGGGGCTCATGTCGTCCGTCCCCATTACTATCTCGATGTCCTTGGTCGAAGTCGCGGCGTAAACCCCGCCCAACGCCAACAACAAGCATATTGCGGACGCGTAGGATGCCCGCCTGAACCATCCGGAAGGCTCGGGCGTGATAATTCGACCCATGTCCACGACGGGAACGTAGGTCTGCCCATTCTCCCTGGTCGATTTGATGAACTCGGGCAGATCCTTGAGGGGCATGGGTTCGTCTTGAAATGTCATTTTTTATCCTTTTGGTTGAGAAAGGTCGGACGAGACTCCTTCCACAACCATATATACACTGGAGGAACACTTATGAGCTGCGGCGGAAACAATACACTGGCCATAAACAGGCCTAGCATGACCAACATGGCAAGCACCCAGTGCAACAGCACCTGCGGAGACCTTGGCCCCGTCGACCCCCTGAACAAGAACAAGCTCGGCCCGAGAAGGCAGAGGGAGAAGGTCAGGGAGCAGATCAAGGACTATTGCCTCCACATGCTCGGAGCCCCCGTCGTCAAGCTCGAACTGGACGCACAGAACCTCGACTTCGCAGTGGACCAGGCCATGAAGGTCTTCGAGGACTACGCCGGCAGGGAGCACTTCCAGTACTACGTCTTCAACTCCGTCCCCGGCCAGAGCGTTTATACAATGCCCCCTGAGGTTGGGGTAATAAGGAATGTATTCTACGCAAAGGCCGGAAACTATGCCTTTCAGGCAAGTGACCTCGGGGGTGCGATCCCGATTGAATATTTTTATCCGGGTGGTTCCTATAATTCCATACAAGGCGGCCTAATCGACCCTATTCAGCCCATTTGGGGAAGGATGGGAGAGTGGGTGCTTTATAAACAGTATGAGCAGATGTATAGCAGAACAAGCTCTGCCCTGGGGGGTTGGGAATTCCTCGGAGGCCTCGGTTCTATAAAACTCTACCCGATCCCCTACAGGATACAGCCGGTTATGGTTCATTACCTCCAGAAGAACAAGGACTGGGGCGAGGTCTCCCAGGCAATACAGGAGGGAGCCCTCACGTACGCCAAGGAAATCCTTGGGAGGATCCGCAGCAAGTACCAGAACGTTCCGGGGGCGGGCGGGAGCGTCGCAATGGACGGGCAGTCGCTCATCCAGGAGGCCAGGGAGGACAGGCAGAAGTGGTTCGAGGATTTGATCTACAAGTTCGGCGACCTCCCATACATCAGCCTAGACTGATTTTTGACGCAAAGGTACAATGCTTTAATGATTCTGCACGACGAACTTCTTGTTCCTTATGAAAAGATAAAGTGGAGGGAACTTGTCCCCGTCATCTGCGACTACTGCGGGGATAGAACGGAGAAGAAGAAGAACAAGATTCAGAAGGGCAGGAAGTCCATAGAAAAGGATTCGTGCACAAAGGATCCATGCACCAAGAAGAAGCTCGCGGAGATAAACCTACTCAAACACGGCGTCGCCAACCCCTTCCAGCGAAAGGACGTCAAGGACAAGATAAAAAAGACAAACCTTGAGCGGCACGGGGTCGAGCACGCCCAGCAGAGCTCCTCCATAAGGGCAAAAAGCAGGGCGACATGTTTGAAGAACCATGGGGTCGAGCACGCACTCCAGAACAAGGAAATCCTTCAAAAGGCTCAAGATAAAAGTCTGGAGTTGTACGGAACCAAATTCCCCATCCAACTGGATGAATTCAAAAGCAAGGTCAGGGATACAAACCTAGAGAGATATGGCGAAAAGGACTTCCTTAAATCTCCCGAAGTGAGAGAAAGAATAAGGCAGACGAACATAATCAAGTATGGAGTTGAATCGCCAGCCGCCTCTAAAGAGGTCAAGGAGAAGATAAAAAAGACTAACTTTGAAAGATATGGAGCGGAAAACACTTTCGCATCCAAGGAAATTCAAGAAAAAATACGGCAAATCAACACGGAAAAATACGGCACTCCATTTCCTATAAAAAAGTTCGGCAAAACCCAAGAATCCATCCGGTCCTGGCTCAACTCCCACGACTTCAATTTCGTATCGGACTACAAGATACTCGAAGGAAAGGAACTGGATTGCTATGACGCCGACAAGAATTTCGCGCTCGAATACTGCGGCCTCTACTGGCACAATGAGAACTCGCCGGAACCAAGGACGCGTTCCTACCACTACGACAAGTGGAGGCGGTGCAGGGACAAGGGCATCCAACTTCTGACCATATTTGATGATGAATGGAAATCGAAGAACGAGATCATCAAGAGCGTGATCCTTTCCAAGCTGGGCGTGTTCGAGCGGAGAATCCACGCCAGAAAGTGCCGTGTGGATGCAATTTCAAAAGACCGCATGAAATCCTTCTGCGACATCTACCACATCCAGGGCGGAAACAGGCTCAGCAAGGTGTGCTTTGGGCTTTTCCATGAAGAGGAGCTTGTCGGGGTGGTCGACCTTGGCCGCCACCACAGGAAGAAGGACAAGGATTCTGTGGTGCTGACGAGGCTCTGCTTCAAGGCCGGCGTCCAGGTCGTCGGCGGTGCGGGCAAGATGTTCAAGGCCTGCACGGCGTGGTGCTCCGACAATGGGATGAAGAGCATCGTTTCTTGGAGCGACAACAGGTACAGCGACGGCACCATCTACAACAAACTCGGATTTAAACTTATGGAGGAGCTTCCCCCCGACTACTACTATGTGAACATAAAAAATCCAAAGAGGAGGCTGAGCAAGCAGAGCCAGAGCAAGAGGAACTCCCAGTGCCCCAAGGAGATGACCGAGCTGGAATGGGCCAACGCACGCGGCCTTTCAAGGATATGGGACTGCGGAAAGGCGAGGTGGGAATTTAACTTATCCGTTGGATAAATAAGTCCATGGAATTTAAAGATTGGTTGATTTTAGAGTCTTCGGATCAGGTCGTGCTTATGAAAACAGTTAACGACGAAGGTTCGGACTCCATCAAGAAGGTTGGTTTTCAACTCCAGGACACGCACCGCTCTACGGCCAATTACTACAAGAAATATGGCGACACGAGTACGGGCCAGATGTACGGCCCGGGTTTATATTTCACCATAGTCCCCGCCGGGCAAGACCCAACTGAATATGCGAAGAAAAACTGCAAGATGTACTCGCAGTGGGGCAACCACATCGCATTTGCGACGATCAAGCCCGGCAGCCGTGGACTGGTGACCGGGTTCCCGCCAAATCATCCCATGTGGAAGTATATCGCATCCAAAAACACCTATATCTATGACCAACTTCAAGCCCTTGGCGTGGATAAGATCGTCGGATACACGAAGGACAATGTCCATGTCGACAAGGAGTGGGGGTACAAGCTGCACGACAAGATGGATTTTTGGGCTCATTCTCACTGGGCGGAGGGCGGTGAGGCGAGGCTCAATGTAGTTGTATACAACCCGTCCGTTCTCCAGGCGTCCGGAGAATTTGAGTGCGAAACGGGAAAGAAAAAAGTGGACCCCGGGACGACAGGTGGCACCATGCAATCTGCTCCCAACCAGGCAAACGCCTCCCAGACGCCCAGAACGCAAGGCTCTAAATGGGCTCCAATTGAACATCCGCCCCTCAGAACGCCAGAAGAACAGGCAAAAGTGGACGCCCGGCTGGCCAAATTGGACGCCTGGCGTCGCTCGCCCCAAGTGAAGCCCGCCCCTCAAAAAAAGGACGACCATGACTTTCTTAGTCTAGAGGAAACTTGAAGGGAGGGTCGGATGAGTCAGAACGGAAAGGGAGACAGCCCCAGGAAGAAGACTGTGACCGAAGGCCAATGGTCTAAGAGTTGGGAGAGGATTTTTGGGAAGAAATCCAAGAGTAAAAAATAAGCTTACTTCGCCAACTCTGCGGACACAAATGCTCCCCATTGGGCCGCCATGGCGTCGGCGATGCCCTGGAAGGTCTTGCTCCTGATCTTCCACCTCTGATCGCCCTTGCTCCAAGCCTCCTTGTACCACATCCCTTGCCTCTTCTTCTTGCCTGTCTTCTTGTCGATCCACTCGAAGAACTCGCCTTTGTCGACGATCTTAGTGGGCGCAAGGCTCGGCAGGTTCTTGAGCCACAGGCACGTCGTCTTTGTGAACGGGTCTCCGAACTGCCATGGCTGTATGATCTGTTCGGGCCTCCTTATCCTGCTGCTTATTATGCTCACCGGGTTCTCTATGGCGATGTGCTTTATTGGGGCGTCCATGATCCTCTGGACGAACGCCAAGGCGTCCTTCTGCTCCGTCTGCTTGTGCTTGAACCACCTCGCCCCGCTGACCGCCAGGTGGGTGCAGGGCGGGTGTGCGACCATGAGGTCCCATCCGTCGTTTATTATCTCGAACATGTCTCCTTGATGGTGCTTCCCGGGGGCGTCCGTGGGGAGGAGGTCGCAGGATGTGGCGTCATGCCCGAGGGCTTTGAAGGCGTCCCTTACGGAACCCGAATATTCGCATGCAACTAGTACTTTCATCCCATTAGTATAGTAAATGCATCTAGCGGAATCTATATAACTTTATGAGATTTCATGAGTGGGCCGAACAGAGGCAGATCGACGAGTCGTCATCCCGATACAGCGTGGAGGTCAACTACAGGACCAAGACGAGGGAGGTCCTTGAGGGCTTCGCCAAGATAGCCCTCGGCTACGTGAGCGCCGCCATGAAGAAGAAGGGCTACCACGTCAAGCAGGTGTTCGAAGAGAGCCCCATGCGGATAATCGTCAGCTCGAGGAACTGGGACGACGGCGAGTGGGTCGGCATGGTGAGCTACAGCTCAAAGGACGACTCGGGATGCTTCATCGTCTCGAACGGCTTCTACAACCGCGACAGGAAGACCGTGTCCGTCCAGAGGTCGGAGAGGTGCAAGAACGACACCCCCGCAGAGATGACGAAGGAACTCGTGAACATGATGCACTCCCTCAAGGGCAAGAAGGACAGACACCAGGAGAAGCTAAACCCCGCGCTTCTGAAGAGGGGCCCGAAGAAATAGGCTATTTGAAGTCGTCGAGTGCTATCTTCCTGAACTCGCCCGCGACATGGAGCCTGCATCCTACTATGGAGCCTTGGTTGTCCGTCATGAGGTCGATCTTCTCGGATATTTTTTCAAATTGAAAGTCCCCGTCCTTGAAGTGGACGGATATTGTCTTTTTGAATTCGTCGTATTCGGTGTGTGGGGTGAATTTCAAAGTGCCCACTCCGCATACATGTCGAATTTCTTGTCGGAAAGTTCTTTTATTCTTTTTGCCATATGGTTTGGAAGGTGTCCGAACGCTATTTCAAGTATCGATCGGCCATTGCTTTGAATTTCTTCCTTGCCCGATTCGAACAGGCCGATCAGAGTCTCGACGCTGTATCCGTGGCATTTGTGGCACGATGCAGGGTTGCCGCCTGAATTCCAAAATTCGTCTGAGTCGAGCCTTTCACGGTCGACGCTCCAGAACTTCTCGTGCAGGCCTTCCCGCGTCATCCGTACGACCTCGGCACAAATTTCGAAAACAAGAGTCACGAGCTTTGGACTTGCCAGCCAAAAGTTTCCGATGGTTCTATATTCGACACCGTACGATGGTTGCCTGTACCGGCCCGGCTTTCCATAGATGTTTCTCCTTACGATGCTTTTTTCGCATCCATCCAGGAGAAGGCCCGACACGCCCAGGAACAGATCTAGCATTCTGACGAGCATCACGCACATTTCGTGGTTGGCTCCGAGCTCGGTTCCGATGTGGATGTGCCCGCCCGCAGTCCTTATGTTGCTTTCCTTGAAAAGCCGTCTTATTTTTCCCGGGGATACCGCCCTCATCTTGTAGGCGCAAAATTCCGTCTCGCATCCGGACTTCCTTGCGTCCTTGTGCCTCATTTCTTCGTCCGCGAACTCCCCTGCCGCGAGGGTTGTGAGTTTGTTGGGAGCCACTATTTCGCTGTACTCTTTCAGCGACCTTCTTATGCTTTCCACCGCCTCCTCCGCAGTCTCGGCGGGGTCTACGGTGCATTCCGCAAGGACGTTGTCGTAGAAAAAGCTCATGCTTCCGCGACGAACCTTCCTCTCCTTGCTCCCATTCACCACGCCGATGGCGCTCCGGAGCTTGTTTTCGCGATCCACGAGTATGAATTCCGGGTCGCTTCCGAAGGTAAATTTCATAAAAAACTCCTCATGGGGAGTTTAATTTGCCGTCCTCAAAACGTCAATATCAGACTAGATACTGGGTAAACATCAACACGGGATGGCAATGGCGATCATATCCGCAAGCGAAATCGGATTTTTTTATTCTGGGGGTTCGAACAACTCCAGTACCGCTTTGTCGATAGGTGGGAATCCGTCTAGCTTTCCGATATTGGGGAGCATGAACAACCTCTTCCCGAACGTCACCGCAGAGAACGCCGTGCTCGGGAGGACGGATTACAGGTGTTTCTACGTATTCAACAACAGTTCTACTGCGGCCCTCTTGGGCGCATCGATATATGTCCTTTCCCAGAAGGCCGGGGGCTCGACTGTGGAGGTCGGTGTCGCGAAGGTGACAGAGGTTCAGAACATCCTCATAGTTGGCAACGTCAAATCCGGGGACATGGTTCTTAAGTATGACCATTCGCAGTTCACCGTGCAGTGGGACTCCTCCCTGACCAACCTTGCGTCGAACATGACTGCCGGATTGGCTTCTGCGGGGGCGGATGGCGCGGTGGTCTTGATAGCCCTCGCCGCGGACAGTCCCCAGGTATTAATTTCGATTTCCTTCGAGGGAGCTTCCTCCGGCAGAAGCCATCCTCTGCTGGAACTCTACGAAAACAACCTCGATACCTCCTTGGGCTTTTTTGAGCCTCCGACGATAACGATAAGCAGAGGGGCTTCGGGGTCTCCCATAAATTCCATAGCGACAGAGCTCGCCGTGGACACCGCCACGCCCGCAAAAGTCGAATTTATCTTGACTAATGCCGACCAGAAAATCTTCATAGGGTCGTTGATGCCCGGCGACAGCTTTCCCGTCTGGGTGAAGCGGGTCACGCCCGCAGACACCGATTTTTTGGAGACGGATTATTTTACATTCAGGGTTTCTGGAACTCCCGCCACCATTGCTTCGTCTTCTAGTTCGACCGCCGCATCAAGTTCGACCGCCGCATCAAGTTCGACCGCCGCATCAAGTTCGACCGCCGCATCAAGTTCGACCG